TCCTGTCCGGCCGTCTCCGGGGTATATTTGAAGATTTTGTTTTTCCATTTCCAGTAGTAGGCGTCAAGTCTTAATTCGTAATCGTAGCCGGCGGTATTGGTGTTGAATGCGGGCTTCTGCAAGTCGCACACCTCGAACAATCCGAAGTTACATTCCACGTATGAGCCAAGTTTGAAATATATGGGATTCTCTAAGGAGAACTTTAACATGATGTAGTCCTCCTTCATCAGAGTGAACTTACGCTTGCAGCCTTCATTGATCAAAGTTGTAAGCAGGATAGCACCGGATATGTCTTTGATGTCGATTTGTTCCATGTCTTCAAAGTTCGGGGATAAAAAAAAGAGTGCCCAATTTTGAGCACTCACATACACGACAATAAAACCAATGTCGTGAATTAGCTTCTGTTTGCCGGGTTATTTCCTTTTATTCCGCACGTACAATAAAGTTTTGTCTTTCGTTTTGAAAAAATCATGAATTGCTTTCTGTGTCATTTCCTCACCGAACCTGTTATAGAATAACCTTACGGTACAATTCCCCACGCCTATTATTTTAGCCCATCCTGAAACAGAGCAACACTTGCCATCAACAGAAATAAAAACCGTACGCCTTTGTTTTCTTGTATTTTCAGAAAATGATAGCCACTGGCAATTTTCGGGCGAATATCCTTTATTGTTATCTATTCTATCAATGGTTAAATTTTCATTATACCCATTGTTTATAGCCCAGTCATAAAAACTTTGAAAATCGTTTTTCCACTCGTTGCACACTTCAATTCCTCTTTCTCCATACGATGAATAATGGTCGTTCGTATGCCTGTAACATCTACCCTTCATAGCACACCATATATTATATAGTCTTGTATAGGTTTTGCCATGAGTAAAATTTGCCTTTTTCATTTTTTCAGAGTTTTTCTTTCTTCGCACACAGCCACAACTTTTAGTATTTCCAGATAGTAAAGAATTAGATGTAGGATAGCATTTATTTCCACATTCGCAAAGACATTCCCATATAAGTGATTTATGCTTGTTTCTTCCTACAACCTTTATAGCTGTTAACTTTCCGAATACTTTATTAGTTAGGTCTTTAGCCAAAAGGCTTCTATTGTAACATCCACAGCTTGTTGTATTTCCGCTATTTAAAGAACCAGTAGTAGCAATCACAGTATTTCCACATTCGCATTTACATAGCCACTGTACCTGCTTTTTCTTGTATCTACCGTATTCTGAAATCACAGTTAACCGTCCAAATTTCTGACCAATTAAATTCTTTTTCATAATCATTGATTTTAAAGTGAATAATAAAGGCAGTCTTTATGTCGTGCGAAGGCTACCTTTGTACAATGGTGTATGGTTAGTTTTTAAATATCAGCTTATACAAGCCCGAAGTCGGTGACGAGAACATTGGTGCACGCCCGGCTATTACCATCCGTTTGCGTTCTTCTGGAAATACGTCTTTCAGCTTCTCTATTTTATTTTTCAAACGACACTCAGTTGACATACAACCGCTTGCCTCTTCAAGCATAAAGTCGTTAATCACTTTTATTAATCCCTGTACATAAAGGTTATTCATGTCAATTACTAATTCTTCTGTTTTCATATTCGTTATATTTATGTGTTTATACTTAATTTCGTTTACCACTGTTATTATGCGATTTTAACAAGGTTGCATTTCTTGAAACAACGCCATTCTTCTTTTTCAGTGTCAAAGTACACCTGGCAATTATCAGCCGTTTTCTTTGTACCTTTTGTTTCGGGTACTCTGTTTTCCAAGAGAGTGCCAAAGGCTTGACGTAGCGTACCGTCTGTCTTTTTGAAGTAAAACTCTACTATCTTCACTTTCAAAGCCGCTTTCAGTTTTAAATTAGCCCATGCGCATTTCAATGCCTCACTCATTGAATAACCGTTCTTGCGAACAAAAGACCATGCCATTTGCATTACTTCTTTCATCTGACTTCTAAATTTTGTGCTCATACTCTTATATGTTATGTGTTAATACTCTTATCACTTTGATTTGACGTTGCAAATATAAGCGATAACTTTAATTAATCAAAGTAAAATCAAAGCAAAAACTTTATTTTAACCATATTTAATCAAAGCGATAACTTTAATTATAAAGAATACAGTAACTTTGTATTAAATTTAAAAATCAAAGCTATGGGTTTGAATATTAAGAAAGCGATTAAAGAACATGGGTTAGAAGTCCGAGAAGTTGCCAAAAGAATGAATATCACTCCGACCGGGTTGTCTCAGCATATAAATGGTAATCCATCAATAGAAGTGTTGGAGCGTATTGCAAGTGCTATTGAGTGTGATATTTCTGAATTATTTGAGCAACCAAAGAAAGACAGTCTCTCCCTTACTTGTCCCCATTGTGGAAAGAACATAAACGTAAAAGTAGAATAAACTAAATAGGGTGTGTTATCCACACCCTATCATCTACTTTCGCCCTTCCGGGCTCGGATTTGGCTCGTTAAACTTGGCTGAAATTTTTCCGAAAGTTCGGTCTAAACTCTGTGCGTAAGTGACACTCTTGCCAGTATAAATAAGATGGTAAACCTCGCTACTATTAGCAGGAATCTGAATATCAACCACACCTTTATACAGCTCATCGAAGAAAGCTTTTTTCTTTGATTGATAATCGGACTGGGAGTTTCCTTCAATTGTAAAAGAAAGTGTTATTTCCCTCTCATCGACTTTAGGATTATTGATTATCACACGTTTTCCATGTTCTAACCGGGACTTATTCTCTATAAATTCTTTCATGGGTGATGATGCACCAAGTACATCAAGAAAGCCCTCTCCCATTCTTACCCCCCATGTTGTGTAGGCGTCTTGGGTATTTATCAATAAATCTGACATAGTTTATAATTTAGATGTATTGTTTTTCACTTCTGCCATATCTTTCTGAATTTGAATGATTGGTTTTACAATAGCTCCTGTATTTTCCGTAATCTGTACCAATTCAAGATAAGATTATGCTATCAAATCTCGCGTATCATCAGCGATATTCCTTGTTTCCGTATTTATGGAAAGTAGAGCATCAGCTTTTACTGTTAGTAAATTAAGCGATTGAGATTGAATGATATTTTGATTCTTTATCTCTTCTCCTGCAATCTGCAATGCTGTAAACCTACCGCTTAATTCTCCTGCATCTTCATGTGTCATTTCAGTACCGAACCCTCTGGAAGCTGAAGACTGGGATGTTGATTCTTGCGAAATCTTGTCATATCCGGTGGCTGCGGCAAGCTCGTCACGGAGCTTCATCGCTTCGTCCACATAACCCATGTATTCATCCATCAGCTCCTTACGCTCATTATTGTCAAGCGTACCATCATCCTTCATGGCTTCACCGAATTTATCATACCATGTCCTCAGTTTGTCACTAAACTGTTCACCGATGGCATTTGACAGCATCGCCTGCATGAAATATTTGGATATGTCATCAGCAAAATCCTCCGCACTCTTCTCCATATCCATCAGACTGCTTATAAAACTGTCATACATGGAATCGAATGACATTCCGATCAGGCCCTCATAAAGACTGTCGGTCAGTTCTTCCAGTTTTCCTGCCTGCTCTATATAATCATCCAGCTTGTCGGTAACACGCTCACCGTAACCTCCCTTACCGGAAGATTCCATGATATCCCATAACCATACGTCCGACCGTAGAGCCTTCATCTGTTCGGGGGTCAGATTCCACAAGGAATCGGTGCCGGAGAAATCCTGCATGCCGGTAGCTTTTCTTGCGTGTTCCAGCATTTCATCCGTCCATTTCAGATAATGCTGCCAGCTGCCGTGGCTCTTATGATATCCGGCTTGCTCCTTTGCTATTTGCAGATAGTTTTTATTGACTTCCTCCTGATACTTTACAGCTTCCCTGTAAGATTCAACCGATTTCATTCCCTTGCTTGCCTTCATCTCGTCAGTCAGATCCTCGATGGCCGTTTGCAAAGTTCCATTCCTGTCCGTCAGCCTGTCTATCGTTTCCTGTACTTCCTTGGCGTTTCCACCTATTCCAAACAAGGAGTTGAAGCCTCCGAATGAGATTGCGTTCAGGATGTTTCCTATGCCGTTCCTCAATGACTTGCCGATTGTGACAAACAAATCCCCTGACAAGACATCACCGATAATTCCACTGACAGCGTTCAGAACAGCATCAAGCAGACCACCGACAAGATCACTTAATCCGTCTTTGAGTACGTCAATGATGGACAGAATCCATCCGACAATGGGGACCTCCTTAAGAGATTCTGACGTTTTTCCTATGACATCCTTGAATCCGTTCACGGTTTTGATAATTCCGCTATATGCGTTATACAATCCACCGGATGAAATCTGCTGCAAGCCTCCCAACAAATTTTCCATGCTTGCTTTCAGTATGGTGGCAGTATCAGTCACATTACGCTGGGCCTGATTGGCGATATCAGTCTGTGTCTTCACATTGGCGGATGCAATGTCAGCATTCTGCCGTGCTGTTTCAAGAGCGTTTGCTGCGGCTTGTTTCTCACTTTCCGTTCCGCCCTTCTGCGCTTTGGTGTAATCATCCTGTGATTTCTTTAGTCTTTCCAAAGCAGCTGTTTCAATCCCTATGGCACTGATACGATTCTGTTCTGCTATTTGATAGGCTTTTACATCCTCTCCAAGTTTCTTGAAGTTGACTCCACTTGTACCACCTAAAGACTTTTCCATCTGGCTGATGGCGTCAATCAATGATTTCTGGCTTGCCTGATCGGAGTTCTTGAACTTGTCAGTCCGTACATATTTTTTCGCTTCGTCCAAGGCGGGCTTTATCATGTCGGAAAACATGGAACCAAACTCACCGAACACAGTAACCCAATCTATATTGGCTTTTATGGCTTCTGTTTCCTTGTTCTGTATGGCAACATCACGTTGTTTCTCCAGTAACTTTACTTGTGCACTATTAACACCGTTTTCTTCCTGTGCTTTCCTTATTTTTTCCGCATACTCTTGGGCGATAGCCAATTTCTGCTGCTGGAACGTGCCATATTCTTTCAAGTAGTCGTTCAAAGCCTGTTGTTCGGCTTTCAGCTGTCCTTCAGTTACATCGGAAATATCTTTATCTCTCATACTTTCGGCATTGGTATAAGCTTCTGAAATTTTCTGTGCCTGCTTGTCGGTCAGCTTACCGTTACCGGCTTTGCTCCATTCTTCCTCCTGTTTTCTTATCGCATCAATCTGTTTCTGATAATCAAGGTCAATCTGTTTCAACTTCTTTTCCGTGCCTTCTCTCATCAGGTTGATTTCATCCTGTTGGTTCTGACGGTGAAGTGAAAGAAGTTGTTCGGCTGTCTTTTTTTGTTCTTTTTTTTGCTTTTCAGCAGCTTTTTCCTGCTTGGTCAAAGAACTACCAGTAATACCGCCCAAATTTTTATAGGCTTTTTCAGTTGTTTCTACTCGTTTCTTAGCTTCTTCATACAGCTTTGAAGTAAACTTGGATTTATTCTTTTCTATTTCAGAAAGTTTCTTCTTAGCATCATCCCAGTCTTTCTTCGCTTTCTCATAATCCTGCTTGTAAGTAGTAGGGGATTTCTTTTTAGCCAACGCTCCATTAATTGAAGAAATAACACTTTCTAAATCTCCCCCTTTAACCATCATCCCGTTTACAACAAAACCATTGCGTTTGGATGCAGACGATTGAGCAAGTTTCAATTCCGTTTCAAGCTTCTCCTTAGAATAGTTTTTAAGATTGGATTTGTAAGCGGAAATATTATCATCGAACATGTCTTTCTGATACTTTTTTAAAAGTTCAGAGTTTTTCTCCATTTGCTCACGCACCTGTACGTATGACTGATTACCAGAAAACATTTTCCATATTTCTTTATCGGAATCAGACATATTCTTCCGTAAATCAGGATTATCAAATAGCTGCAAATATCTCCGTTGGTTAGTAATCGTTTGTTTTAGAGCATTATAATCATCTCTCCTGCCTTGAACAGAACGCCTTGAATCTTCTTCGTTTATTTTTTGCTTCAACTTTAAGATATCCTCCAACTTTAGCTTTTCAATATCGTATTGTTCGAAAATTTTAGGATATTCTTTACGAAGTTCTTCTAATGATTTTTGCCGAGTAAGAGTAGCCAAACTCTCATCACGAGCAGCCGTCAATAATTCTTCGATTTTCAGCTTGTGTTCCTGTTCTTTTTTAAATGCTGCATCTTTAATGCCGTTATATTCTTTTTGAGCACGGGCGGCAGCAGTTGTACTATCAGACATTGCCCACATTGTAGTAGCAAGCCCACCGATAACGACAGTTAAAGCTACATAAGGATTGGTAAGCATTGCAGCGTTTAAAGCTAACTGCGCTTTTCGTGCCAATAAACGGGCATTGGTAAGTCCAATCTCCACAAGAGTATGTTTACTTTCGGCAGCAGTAACAAGCATCACTGCGGTCCGGTATGTACCATAAGTAACCACTAATCCAGCCAAGATTCTACCTACTGTTTCATAATTCTGAATCAACGAAGTTGTCATTTGAATACCGTCCATGATAACACTTTCCGACTTTGTTCCCAATTCGTTAAACACGGAATCCAAAGCATCCTGCATCATAGACAACTGACCATTGATAGTCTTTGAAGCATTCTCAGACATATTATAGAACTTACCACCTGCGGAAGTTGCATCAATGAATGCCTGTTGAACCATTTCAGCGGAAACAGCACCTTTGGACATTTCATCTTTCAAAGTTGCGATAGATTTTTCGGTCTTTTCGGAGATAATCTGTAACGGGTTGAATCCAGCGTTTATCATTTGATTCAAATCCTGCCCCATAAGTTTACC